CCCACTGAGCTGTCATAGAAACATTTTTCCAAGTGTTATTTGTTAACAATTGGTATGTGTAAATAAGTTGTTGATCTTTTCCAACAGCATCAAAATTTACACATATTAAAAATCTAGTTTCTTCATTAATATTATACCAATAAAACCATAAATCATTATTAGCTAAATTAGCAAGCTCTAATAAGTCTAATCTAGCATTGTTACTTGAAAAATCCCACCCAGTTGAGGCAAGACCAGCTATTGTATCCTGAGGAACAATTGTAAATCCCGATCTTTTTTCAAAGTTTCTCTCTAGTGTTACTAAGGCATTATCAATAGTCTCAGCATCTTGCTGTTGTCTTTTATTTGTTGCTTGTCTACTAACGCTAAGAGTATTTGGAATTGAGATTCTTGTAACAGTATCTCCAATAGCTTGTCTTCTTGCCATATTTATCCTCTTGTTCTCCAGAATCTAAATCGACTTGGATCGTTTGTATAGGCATTTCTGTTTACAGCTGATTGTAAAGATGGATCTCCGCTTGAGAAAATATTCTTTTTCTTATCATTGATATCAGCAGCTTTACCCTTAGCGTTAAAAACTTGTTGTTGAAGTGCTAAGTAGGCATCTGTTGATGAATCACCTTGTGTCAATATCTGGTATTCTCTCATAGCAGAACTAAGAATAGCTCTTTGAACCGGTGTATCTAGATTTTCCCACATTAATTTCATTATTAACTCTACATAATAATCTTCATTTGCTTTGAATATATCAGTATCATCTGTAGTATTCCATAATCTAGCGGGAGAATCAGATAAAACACGAACTTTTATTTGGGTATTATCAGAATTTACATGAAAAGAAATTAATTCAGCTGAAATAACCCCAGCTTCGTCACCATCGGGATTAGGTAGTAATAACTTGTAGTCTAAATTTGTATTCATTTTTCTAACAACTTTATTATTAGCCATCCCACGCATTTGAAAATCTAAACTACATTGTTCAAGGATGTGTTCTGCAATTCCAGTATCAACACCGCTTGCATTTTCAAGATCAGCTACTAAGTTTTCTCCCGCTGTTAACAACATTTGATTAACAGCTGTTAGTTTTGAAATTAAACCCATATACCACCTCCTAGTAAAAACCCTTGGGTTCCGTTAGAAACCCAAAGGCAGAAAAAATATGAAAAATTAAGATGTAACCGCGTACTGACCAACTAGAGTGCTGGCACCAAACAAAGTTACCAACTCAGTTCTAGCGTCAATAGCACTTGAAGCATTAGAAGAAGCTACTGAGGTAGTTCCTACCAAGATTTGGCACAACTCAGGACGCATAATACCAGTACCCTTAAGCATACTGGCAACTGTGAACTGGGTGTTGCGACGAACATCTTGGACAGTATCAACCTTCATTCCCATAAGGGAAAGACCAGCAACTGCTTCCTTCTGGAAGATAATACCAAAGATATCAACTGTATGGCAAGTTAGATTATACTTGGCTTCTCCAATTGAAGCTGCGGTTAGGTTAGTTCTTGGAATGTGGTTTGTCTTGCAAATCTTGACACCCATGTAATCAAGGTAATCAGACATGCTGTTCATACCAGCAAAACCAGGAACACCAGCACCACCATAAACATGACCACCAGTAAACAATGGGTTGTTGGTAAATGCATCGGTTGCTCTTGGAATACCGAGTGCGCGGATAACTTGGAATACCTTTGGAGGAACTACACAATGAACATCGTTTACTGGGTAGTTCTTTTCCTGCATGAACACTAGATAGTCTTCAATTTTTTGAAGAATTGCTAGTGCTACAGTTTCTGAACAATTACTTACAGAAACACCAATTGCTTCTGTAGATGTACTTACAACAGCAGGAGGTGGTAATTCACTAACAGTAATACCTCTAGGATCTTCATTAAGGGGTGCTGCAACACACGCACCAATCAATGTAGAAATAACCTGCTTGTCGCGGGTATTTGCTAAGGTTAACCCAGCTTGTCTTGCAAGCTCGCTACGGTAGTCCCACTGAGTTACCAACAAATCAACATTGTCGGTTTCAAAGTGAGCTGCCATAGGTCGCTTATCAAGATTGATCTTGAAGGTGGTGCTGCTTGAGTCACCGCCAACAAGCTCCTCTCCTGCCTGCCAATCAGCATTTAAGCTGACCTTGCCCGTCACGGGGAATTCATAAGAGAATCCACCACTCAGGGACTTTGTGGTAATTAGGTTTTCAAACATATTGTACTCATCATATGCGTTGATTACCTCACCACTCCAAAGCGGGAGCCACAGTTTGTTAGCTCCTGCTGCACCACCCGATGGACCATCGGTAAGAGATGATCTTAAAACTAAATCACTTGCTGTTAAATTATCTGGCATGTTAAAAACTCCTAAACAAAATTTGTGTGTAAAAGACAATGTAGATTACACAGAATCAATTGCTCTTAGGGAGATGATGTCTATGTGGATTGTTTTGTTTTTGACAACCATTGCACCATAGGTGGGGTTTTTCTTAAACAAAACAAGTCCCAATAAGTTTTCTCAGTCTTTGATTGAAAACTTAAGGTTGTAGTTTATTAAAGTCGGTTTGTAACATTCTTTTTTCAACAGCTGCTCTGTACTTGGCATCTGTTGCAAACCTTGGATTATTTCTTTCGTTAGAAAACTCTCGCTTAGTTCTATATGGCATATCAGGAACCTGAGTATTTGCCATAGATGGCTTTGAGTTAGTTGATGTTTGTTCTGGTTCTGTTTGTTTTAGATTTGGATTTTTTCTATTATACAAACCATTAAGACCCAATAAAGTAATTTCCCAATTTGGGCTTGCCAAAGAAGCATTCATATTATCTTGCTCCGTTTGACTAAGGTTTTTACTTGCCCAAGTAAACAGTTTATTTAGGTGATCTTTACCACCAATAATATCAGCAGCCTTGGTATATGCCATTTCAATTTTTGCTTTTTGTCCAAGCATATACTCATTAATTACATAATCAGGCAGCTTTGTTTTTTCTTTAATAAGTTTTTGGGTTGATTCACTAAGTGTACCTTGAGTAGCAAACTCAACAGTCCAAGACTTCCAGTCACTTTCTGTTACAACTGGAGGTGCTTCTGGAGTTGTAGTTTCTGCCACAGTTTCATTCTTAGGAATTCTTAAAATTTCTGGGATTGGTTGTTGGGGTTTATTTTCAACAACAGGAGCCGCAACTGTTTCTTTGTAATCTTTGTTTACAGCACCTTGCTTTGCATACTCAGTCTTTAAAGCAGCTAACTCTTGTCTTGATTTTGTATACTCTTTCTGAGCATTTTTCAAACTATCAAACCAAGCACCAGCATCTTTAAAGTTTTCAGGGATCTTGTCCCCATTGTTTTTTACATAAGCTTCAAAAGCTACTCTTTCTTTTGCAACTTGAACATCTTTCTCAGTTGTAATTAAAGATTGTTCCGAATTTTTTAAATCAACTTGAGCCTGTGATTCAGGTTGTTCTTCTTGATATTCAAATTCAGGAGTCTCATTATCAGTCATTTTTAACCTTTCTTACTTTTAGCCTTTGGATTGACCTTAGGCTGGGCATGTTTACCAGTCAATCTGGTTGTAGTTCCACAATTACATTTGAATTTAGTTTTCATTCCCAAGATACTCGCTTTCCTGATTTCTTTGCACGAACACCTTTAGCGGTACACATAGATTTAGTTGGTCTACAAGCTGGATAGGAACCTTTATTAGCATTGGATCTACCACAGGGACCTCCTGTTTTACAATTAATCCAACCCTTACCGTTGTTGCGAGAAAACCAACCGTGTAATCCTTTGTTTTTTTCTAAAGAAAAATCAGCTTTCTTTTTTTTCTTAGGCATTATTTCTTACACCTTCTATTCTTGGGACACGATGCTTTGGATCCACCAGAACCAGCCCATAAGTTTTTACAAGCCCAGTACTTGGCGGTTAGTTTGTTTGTGGCTGATTCACAATTATGTCTTGCTTTAAAAGATTTTCTAGCAGCTGCACTATAGTTATGACCATATCCAGTTGCACCATAATGAATAATTTTTTCTTTGCCATTTGCACAAGCTTTAACAACTCTTTTTTTATTTGGGTTGGGAGACTTGCGTGGTTTATTACAAGGCATACTTGCTTTATTTAATCTACTTGCCATTTATTTTTTTCCTTTGCCCCAATTAGATGCGCCTACTTTTCTACATTTAACTAAAGCACCGCTTGCATAAGCAGAGGGCCATTTCTTATATCTAGATTTTACTTTGTGATAACAGGCATCTTTTTTTCCAGCCATATTAACCTCCTTGGAATGCAGACATATCTACACCAGAGTTTTGTAATACATTACTTAAACCCTGACCGCCTGTATTTTGAATATCTTGTAAAGCAGCAGCTCTACCAGCATCAGCCAAGACTGATTGTGCTGTTTGTTGTTGTTGCATCATTTGTTGCTGCATCATCTTCTGTTGTTCGAGTTGTTGTTTTTCTTCATCAGAAATAACCCAGTTTCTAGAATCAAAACCTAAAGATGAAATTAAAGCTCTGGCATATTCTGACCACTTGAAAGAAGCCAACGCAGACTCAGGTAGATTTCTAACCATCTCACCCATCTGCATTAGTTTTTGTAAATCTGTGTCTCTAGATAAAGCCTGTAAACCAGTTACAACTTCAATGTTTAAAGTTCCATCCTTATTAAAGAATTGGTCATACATTCGTTTATCTAAAGACTCATCTTCAATCATAAGGAATATAGAGCGTTTGATAATTGGTTCAAGTAAATCTCTAGCGATGGCTGAGAAGGCACCGCCAAGGATTGTCTCAAGCTCCGATCCGATCAAGCGTACAGCGGTCGCAGTTACCCTGTCGCCGCTTGGGATGGCACTGGCTGACATAAGGAAGGCTTGTCCAATCTCACGGCGCATGACCTCTACGGCGGTTTGCGCGGCTGAGATTTGGGTATTCATGGTTTGACTGGGAGATAGAACAAACACATCTTCCCTTCTAGCAGGAACCCAAGATCCGTTAGATTGACTAGCGATATCATCTATTTCAGTAATACCACTAGGGTCTAAACACATCCAGAATGCTGTGGAAGCAGCCATACCATCAAGCATAGCTTTGGTATAGGAGTCTAAAGATTGGAGATCACCTAATGTATCTTCACAATGGGATCTACCATAGTTTTCACCAGCTACACCATACCACCTTAGAACAGAAACGGGACATACTTCATAAATACCTTCAGCTAATAAATCACCATCAACATTTTCTTTTCTGTAATCCCAAGTATTATCTTCGTTTCTACGGAATTGACAAAATTGTTTTTCATATCCTTCTTTTTCTACACCAAATACTTGATAAGAAATTTTATCTTCATCCTTTAGAGAGTACTCAATAAAAATAATTTCCTGAACAGAACCATCGACAGCCCGTTGAACAACATAGTGATCTAGTCTTGTTGTTCTAAACTTATAATCATCTTCAATATGTATTAGAGAATCTCCCACAACAATTAAAGACTGGATGGCTTGATAAACAGTTTCTCTTAGGTTGGTTGAAATCAGTTTTCTATATACCTGATAACATAAAGTTTCAAGATAAGATTTAATTTCAACACTAGGGTCTACACCAGACTTCAGGTTAAATTTAAAGAATGGAGTGTCATTTACAGGCATCAAAGCAGACAACATTCTACTAGCAAGTGCTGTAACACCGCGAGAACCAACTGAAGAAAAAGGTTGAGGCAACATTTGTTCTTCGGTCCAACCTTCTGGGGGTAGTAAAGAAGGAATGGTCAGTGCTGCACAATATCTTGCTCTAACTAATTTAGAATTTCTAATAGAGTGTAATCTTGAAAATCTGTCTGCTAAGGTAGTATTCATATTATGTTCCTGGTAAACTCATACCCGTATACAGGGATGAATAAAAATCTAAGTTAGAAACATTTGATCCAGCAATACCTTGTTGTTCTCCTGCTTCTGCTTGTGCATTTGCTTCTCTGATAGCTTCTTGTTCTGCTTGAGTAGCTTTCTGAATCTCTGCTTCTTCTTCTCGCTTGATACGCTCTCTTTCAGCAGCTTCCCTAGCTACCCGCCTTGCTTCAGATGCTTCAGCATCAGCTCTTCTTTGGGCTTCTTGTTGAGCTTGAAACTCACGCTCTTCCCTTAATAACTGTTGTTGTTCTGAGAACGTCATTCCTCCAGATATTGTTGGACTACCACCCATAGGTACCTCCATTTTCTTGTTGTTTATTACATATATGTCTCAGTTTATTTACAAGCTCTATTTGCCCAGCTCTAAAAGAACATTTGCGTGTCCATTGTTCAGATGTTAATTCAGGATCATACTCAAGTGGTTGGTACATCTTTTCCAAAAGTTCTACCAGCTTTGAGTCTATCCGTGGATACAGTTCTTGTTTCATTGTTAATTTTTTCCATTTGTAGATTCAGTTTTTCTAATTGATCATAAACATCTTTTAAGATTAGTCTTACATCAGTCATTGATAGAGTTCCTATATTAGTATTTAGTCTTAGTTTAAAATTATTTTGAAAGCTCATGTAGTAATCCTTGGGAGTGAGGGTAAATTAGAAATGTATTCGTTGATGTTAAGGTTGTTTGTATTAATATTATTGTCTCGATCAAAAACATATTGTCCCGCTATGTAGGAATCTTCAACATTATTATCATACTTGTTATAAGTAGATCTAATATCCTGACTTAAAAATTTTAACATCTGTTCTTCCGATAAAGCAGCTTTCTGAAACAAGTTAATTTTTTTATTTTGTTGACCAAACCTAGTGAATTGATTATTAATATCAGTTGTAATTTGTTCAAAATTTTGTTTTATATTTTTTAAATCTTGTTGTGCTGCTAATGCTGGTGAAGTTAAAAATAAAACTTTTTCATCATCGTCAATTTCAATTGTTTCATTTTTTAAAGTACCTCTTTGTAAACCGCCCAGAGTATTGTATTTATTCATTAACTCTTGGGATAAGTACGGCTCAAACTTTGAAAAGCTATATCTCTTTTTTACTTCAGCATCAGAAGCATTAGAAGAAAAATCAAAGAAATTAGAACTACCAACCAAAGAAGATGCTTTGGCTTGTTCAAACAATCTAGTAGCAGCTTCTAATTTAGCGGGATTGTAAAATGTTTGTTTTTGACCAAACATATTAGTCTGTTGCTTTTTAACTCCAGCCATTTCAAGAAATTGTTCTGGAGTTCTAGCATTAAATAAAAAGGTACCCGAATCTTGTGTTGCTTTATTTGTGGTATATGAATTTTTGGTGTTTAAAAAATTTAAAAAAATAGCTTTATTTAAACTTGTTTTAGGAACCTTACCAGTAATAGAGGAAGTAGAAATATTTGATACATATTGGTTATAAGCCGACATTAATAAATCCATTTCCTGTCTAAGATTAGCTTTTCTTTCTTCTCTTGTAAATTTATTCTGTGTAAACATATTATCCT